CAGAACAAGTTGGTGGAAATGATCCATTATTTTCAGTTGTAATTACAGCTAATACTTTCTCAGAATGGCGTAGGGAAATTCCAATTAGTAGCTTAATAGAAAGAATACAATTGTGTTTTAGTATAGATTTAGGTGTAGCTAATGATGTGCCAGCATCAGGGCTGACAATAAAACAGGTATTTGAGTAAATCTCATTTGATTTTTCTCGGCATAAATATATATTATGTCGAAAGCATAAGTATATATGTCGACATAGTACTTTACAATAGTGTGTATTTGTAAATATATCAATAATCTTAATAGTTAACAGGTAAGCAAGTACTTATGAGGTAAATTATGGCGATCATTCCAAATATTTTTGACCCAGTCCAGCCCGACATCTTCACTAGAGTTCGCACTCGTGAAAGAGTTAATGCGGTCTCTGGTGGGTCGCGCGTTTTAGCTATAGTCGGTGAAGGAGAAACTGAAGAAGATTTAGTTGTCTCTGCAAATGGTGGAGGTGCTGACGGGTGGAATTCTGATTTCTCTGGTACCAATAGTCCAGATGGTCGCCACTTTAAAATTTCCAAAATAGGTCTGATTGCCAATAGAACCAGCATCCTGAAAAATGGTATACCTCTTGCTGTGATAGAAGGGTCGATTACTTCGACTGCTTTTGATAACAGGTATGATGCGAGAGTTGATCCACTCACTGGTCGAGTTGAGCTGCAAAGAGCCCATCTTGTGGATTTTGGATCTGATGCTAATGGAAATACTTTATATTATTCAGCTAGCACTTCAAACACTGGGACCGGTACAGTTGCGATTTCTCAAACATCATTGCTGGATGTTAATGCTCCGGCTGAAACGTGGACTGCGAGAGTAGTTGGCGTGGTTAAGGACTCACTTGGAGATATTATCCCCGGTGAGGCTACAATCACAGTCACTGGATCAGAATCTGGTCAAGTAATTGATTTAAATGGTAATGCGATTGTCTGGAAATCAGGCGGCGTTGTTACCAGCAATGGTATATTGAACATTGCCTTCACTGAAGGTGGAACACCATTCAATGTTGGTGATAGATTCACCATGCAGACGGACAGTGGTGTTCTTTCTGCTAACGATGAGTTGAGCGCTAGATACATTGCTGCTTCAGATTTGAATACAGCTGAATCTTTCTTCTCTCCTTCTGATGCTTTTGCAGTTTATGGGCAACCGAGTGCTACAAACACTCTGTCGCTTGGTATGCAAATGGCGTTTGAGAACGGAGCGCCTCTTGTTACTGCAGTTATGGCGAAGCCACCTGTTCCAAGAAAGACTGATGAGTACCTTATAACTGCAGATAACCTTTTGACAGGTACTGTGGAAGGTGCTGCAGGAACATCCCTTCAAAAGGATACTATATTCCCACTGTCTATGAACGCTCTGCCGGACATTGATAGTAAGATCAATATCTTCGTAGTTAACACAGATGGAACTGAGGAGCAACTTCTTTTGAACAAAGAAGACTTTTACGACACTGCATTGACCTCTGTTGCTTTAGGTTATAGCTCATTCGTGTCAGGACCTTTAACTGAATCGTACACTGTGTTCACTTCTCCTGAAGTTGAGCAGTCCTCCATTGATGGTTATGTTCAAATTAACAGCGGAAGTGAGATTTACTTCTCATCTCCTACTGTTCAATTCTCTGCGGACAGATTAGCCACTGGTGAAGGTGATGTTGGCAAAGAGCTTGTTATTCTCTCTCCTACTGAGGTGGCGGGAACCTACACGCTTGACAGTGTTGGCGATGGTTATGGCAATTTGAACGTTGCACTTGCTACAGGCTCTCCATCTGGAAGCCCTGGTGATATCTTTGACGGCTATGTCTCTTGGCAAATAGTTGATCCTAATGATACTGACCATGCTTACTTTGCAATCACAGATGATGTTGCAATTAGTAGCCTTACTGCAGGGAAAGGACTTCGAATCTCTTATGTAGACACTCTTGATGCTGACTTCTTTGATACAAATTGGAGTGAAGCTAGCCAGGCTCTTGAGTTGGTAGATGTGCAATTGGTTTGCCCTCTTCCGATGCAAACTGTCAGTAGCATTCAGCAAGTGTTCAAAACTCACGTTGAGACTGAAAGTAATATTTTGAATCAGCATGAGAGAATCTTGCTGACAGGTGCATTGCTTGGTCTTACTGCAGATAATGTCATTGGTAATACTTTGGCTGCTGTTGAGAATGTTGGAGTACTTGAAGGTATTCAGGGTGATGATGCAGAAGAGGTTCTTCAAGGAAATATTGAAGATTTGGCTAACTACTCTGTTCCGGACGGATTTGGTAGCAGCTTTAGAACTGTCTACATGTATCCTGATGAAATTACCAGAAACATTTCTGGACAGAACACTACTTTGCCAGGTTACTTCCAGGCTGCTGCATTTGGTGGATACCTTGGTGGTCAGCTTGATATAGCAAGACCTCCTACATTTAACACATTAGGCGGATTCAATGTTCCTAATACCAAGCGTCTTAAGAAGCGTGTTAAAAATCAGCTTGCTGGTGCAGGTATTCTAGTTACAGAGCCGGTTGCTGGCGGTGCCAGAATGCTTTGGGGTAAAACTACAACACAAAGTGGGGCTCCTGAAGAGGAAGAGGTTTCCATCGTCTCGATTAGAGATCAGGTTGCCAGAACTGTTAGAGCTAGCTTGAGACCGTTCATTGGTCGTGTGCAAAGTCCTACAATAATTGCAGAGGTTAACGGAGCTATTGCGAAGTTACTGCGCTCTTTGGTTGGGCAAGGCTTGCTTTCAGGATTTGGTTCAATTACGGTTCAAAGAAACCCCATAGAACCTCGTCAAATTGACATAGGTATGGTAATCAATCCCACTGGACCGATAAATTGGATTTTCGTTGACCTGGTCGCTGAACTGTAAGAGCATTTTAATTTGTTTAAAATTAAAGTATACGTAATATTAAGGAGAATTTAAAATGTCTTATCTTTATACCGGCACATCACAGGGTGCTGCAACAGCCACTGGGCTTTCTACTCAGATTCTGATTCAGGTTGATGGTCAAGGTGTTGGAGCTATCCAGAACTTTACCGTTAATCAATCTAGAGCAAATAAGAGAATCACAGAAGTTGGAACTGACGGAACTATTGAGATAGTTCCGACCAGTGGAGCTGAAGTGAGTCTTGATGTCCAACGAATCGTGTTTGACAAGAAGAGGATTACAGAATCTTTTCAGCGTGGGTTTTTGAACATTCATGCTCAGCGCATTCCTTTTGACATATTTGTTTATGACTTTAGTGATGTTCCGAGTGATACCCCTCTTGACGCTGATCCTTCAGGCTTGGATGTTGCAAGTGCATTTGATGCGCCAGACAGTTCAGAAGGTCTTGTTACAACGGTTTATGAAAACTGCTGGTTCAAGAGTCTTAACACCGCATATGGAAGTCAAGATTACATTATCACTGAACGAGCTGCTATTGATGTTGAATTTGTTCACAGCTTCAAGGATGGCAAAAGTAATGTTCCCGCAAGTAAGGGTCAACCTGCCTTTGTGGATAGTCTTGAATACCTGGCTGATACTGGCAGACGAGGAAGTTTGGACGCCAGAGGTTTGGGTCGCATTAGTGACAGCTTCTCTGGACTACTTTCACCCTAATAGATTAGCGGTGGAGATTTAAAATAAGGGCTACTTGGTAGGATATATTCCATAACCAGGTAGCCCTTATTAAATTCGATGTTTTTAACCTAATGATGTATATATAGATAGAGCTTGAATTTTATCAATCAAGTTTCACCATATGACAAGGAGAAATTATACATGGTATCCATAGAACATTCGATGACAAGTAACCAGAATGAGTTTAAAGTGCAAGCGCAGGAGACTAAAGAAGTAGTAGTTCGGCCTGCTGAAGATGAAGCTTTATTTCACCAGCAAATGGAAGAAATGAGTAAATTCGCTGTTGATGGCGAGGCGCCAGAATCATATGTAGATCCTGTATTGAATGTTGACTCTAAAAGGAAAACAGATGCGGAGAATTTCCTGCTTTATAACAAGCCTAT